ATGTCGCTGCCCTGGCTGTTCGAGTTCTGGGCGCTGCCGCATCAGTTGCCGCCCGAAGGGGCCTGGAAAAGCTGGGTCATCATGGGCGGGCGCGGCGCGGGGAAGACGCGGGCGGGGGCCGAATGGGTGCGCGCCGAGGTGGAGGGCGCGCGGCCACTGGACCCCGGTCGGGCAAGGCGCGTGGCGCTGGTGGGTGAGACCATCGATCAGGTGCGCGAGGTGATGATCTTTGGCGACAGCGGGATCCTGGCCTGTTCGCCGCCGGATCGCCGCCCGGTCTGGGAAGCCACGCGGCGGCGGCTGGTCTGGCCGAACGGCGCGGTGGCGCAGGTGTTTTCGGCGCATGACCCCGACAGCCTGCGCGGACCGCAGTTCGATGCGGCATGGGTCGATGAGCTGGCGAAGTGGAAGAAGGCGGAAACCACCTGGGACATGCTGCAATTCGCGCTGCGTCTGGGCGACAATCCGCGTCAGGTGGTGACGACGACGCCGCAGAACGTGCCGGTGCTGAAGGCGATCCTGAAGAACCCCTCGACGGTCGTGACCCATGCGCCGACGGAAGCGAACCGCGCCTATCTGGCGGCGAGTTTCCTGGAGGAAGTGCGTGCGCGCTATGAGGGATCGCGGCTGGCCCGGCAGGAACTGGACGGGGTGCTGCTGGAGGATGTGCAGGGTGCGCTGTGGACGACCGCGATGCTAGAAGGGGCACGGGCGGAACGGCCTGCCGCCTTCGACCGAGTGGTGGTGGCCGTCGATCCGCCGGTGACGGGGCATTCGGGGTCGGACGATTGCGGGATCGTGGTCGTGGGCGCGGTGACGCAAGGGCCGCCGCAGCAATGGCGGGCCTTTGTGATCGAGGATGCGAGCGTGTCGGGGGCCTCGCCTGCCGTCTGGGCCGAAGCCGTGACTGCTGCGGCGGCGCGGCATCTGGCCGACCGGGTGGTGGCCGAGGTGAACCAGGGCGGCGACCTGGTGGCGGAAGTGCTGCGGCAGGTCGATCCGGCAATCCCGGTCAAGACCGTGCGCGCAACGCGGGGCAAGCATCTGCGGGCCGAGCCGGTCGCGGCGCTGTATGAGCAGGGCCGCGTGCATCACGTCGCGGGCGCGCGGTTGGCGGCGCTGGAGGATCAGCTGTGCCGGATGACGGTGCAGGGCTGGCAGGGCAAGGGATCGCCCGACCGGCTGGATGCGCTGGTATGGGCCATTCACGAACTGATGCTGGGGCAGGCGGGCGATCTGCGGCCGCAGATGCGCGGGTTGTGAGCCCCCGGCGGGCGGGGTGTTGCAGGCCCAAGGCCAGCGCCGAACGCCCGCCGGTGCAGAAATTAACCGATGGATAAGCATATGGAGCGGGACAGCCGACGGGGCGCGGGAGCCTCGGGCCGGAGACGGCAGGCGTGACGCGACGAGCAGGAGAACGGGATGGGTTGGACTTTTTTCCGGCGCGAGGCGCAGGCGCCGGTGGAGCAGAAAGCCTCGGCAACGGGGCGGGTGGTGTCCTGGGGGTCTTCGGGGCGCGTCGCCTGGAGCCCGCGCGATACCGTGAGCCTGACGCGGACCGGGTTCACCGGCAATCCGGTGGGGTTCCGCTGTGTGAAGCTGATCGCGGAAGCGGCGGCGGCACTGCCCCTGGTGTTGCAGGACGTCAGCTGCCGCTATGAGGAGCATCCGATCCTTGACCTGATGGCGCGCCCGAATGCGGCGCAGGGCCGGGCCGAGTTCTTCGAGGCGCTTTATGGCCAGATGCTTCTGTCGGGGAATGGCTATCTGGAGGCGGTCGGCGATGGCGGCGTGCCGGGGGAGCTGCATGTGCTGCGGTCGGACCGGATGAGCATCGTTCCGGGCGCGGATGGCTGGCCGGTCGCCTATGACTACACCGTGGGCGGGCGCAAGCACCGCTTTGACATGACCGGACATCCCGATCCGATCTGTCATATCCGCAGCTTCCACCCGCAGGACGACCACTACGGCCTGTCGCCGATGCAGGCGGCGGCGGCGGCGGTCGATGTTCACAACAGCGCCAGCGCCTGGTCGAAGGCGCTTCTGGACAATGCGGCGCGGCCCTCGGGGGCGATTGTCTACAAGGGGTTGGACGGACAGGGGCAGCTTTCGCCGGATCAATACGACCGGCTGGTGAGCGAGATGGAGTTGCACCACCAGGGCGCGCGGAATGCCGGGCGACCGATGCTGCTGGAGGGGGGGCTCGACTGGAAGCCGATGGGGTTTTCGCCGTCCGACATGGAGTTCCAGAAGACCAAGGAGGCGGCGGCGCGGGAAATCGCGCTGGCCTTCGGGGTGCCGCCGATGCTGCTGGGCGTCCCGGGCGACGCGACCTATGCCAATTACCAGGAGGCGCATCGGGCCTTTTACCGGCTGACGGTGCTGCCCCTGGCGACGCGGGTCGCGGCTTCGGTGGGCTACTGGCTTTCGGGCTTTGCAGGCGCGTCGGTGGAACTGCGGCCCGATCAGGACCAGGTGCCGGCGCTGGCGGACGAACGCGACCAGCAGTGGAAGCGGGTGGGTGAGGCGAGCTTCCTGACTGACCCGGAAAAGCGCCGCCTGCTGGGCCTGCCGCCGCTGGAGCCTTCCTGATGGCGGCTGCGGGCGGGGGCTCGCGCTATCTGAAGGAGCCCTTCGAATGTGCCCATGAGCACAGGTTCGAGGCAACGGAGCGGATCATGGAATTGCAGTTCGAGAATGTCGACCGGCGGCTGGAGAAGATCGAGGCGATGATCCTCGGCGTCGAGAAACGGTTGTGGATGGCGGTGTTCGGCGTGGTGGGCGTGATCCTGAGCCAGGCGGTCCAGTCGATCCTGACCTTCGGCACGAAATGAGGAGAGACGGGATGCAGGACGGTCTGGAGACGAAATTCGCGCGTCTGGGCGAGGATCTGGCGGTCAGCGAGGGCAGCGTGATCGAGGGCTATGCCTCGATCTTCGGGCTGACCGACCAGGGCGGCGATGTGGTGGAGGCGGGGGCCTATGCGGCCTCGCTTGCGGCGCTTGCGGCCTCGGGGCGGCGGGTGAAGATGCTGTGGCAGCACGACCCGGCGCAGCCCATCGGCGTCTGGGACGAGGTGCGCGAGGACGGAAAGGGCCTTTACGTCAGGGGCCGCATCCTGAGCGAGGTGGCCCAGGGCCGCGACGCGGCGGCGCTTCTGGCGGCGGGGGCGATCGACGGGCTGTCGATCGGTTATCGCACGGTGAAGTCCGAACGCGACGGCAAGGGGCGCCGGCGGCTGGTGGAGCTGGATCTTTGGGAAGTGTCGCTGGTGACGTTCCCGATGCTGCCCGACGCCCGTGTCGGCGCGAAAGCCGACGCCCATGAGGCCACCGGTCTGATGCGCGAAATCGTCGCCGCCTTTGACGCGGCAAGCGCGGCGCTGACCCGCGGCTGAGCGATCCGGCAGGCGCCGGGATTACAGGTGAAAGGACAAGGGAATGGTGAAAACCGAGGCGAAGGCCTTGGCCGGGGAAGGTGCGTCTGCCTTTCCGGCAAGCGAGGTGAAGACCGCGCTGAACGGGTTCCTGACGGCGTTCAGGGGCTTTCAGGACGAAACGACGTTGAAGCTCAAACAACAGGAAGAGCGACTGACCATGCTTGATCGCAAGATGAACCATGCCGGGCGTCCGGCGCTGGCAGCGACGGCCGATCTGGACGTGCCGCACAAGAAAGCCTTCGCCGCCTATCTGCGGTCGGGCGATGATGACGGCCTGCGCGGCCTTGCGCTGGAAGGCAAGGGCCTGAACACCCAGGTCAATGCCGAGGGCGGCTTCCTGGTGGACCCGCAGACCTCGGAGCGGATCCGCGGTGTGCTGCGGTCCACCGCTTCGATCCGCGCCATCGCCAATGTGGTCAGCGTCGAGGCGACGTCCTTCGACGTGCTGGTGGATCACACCGAGATGGGTTCGGGCTGGGCCACGGAAACCGCCACCCTCGCCGAAACCGGATCGCCACAGATCGACCGCATCTCGATCCCGCTGCACGAGCTGGCCGCGATGCCGAAGGCAAGCCAGCGCCTGCTGGACGACAGCGCCTTCGACATCGAGGCCTGGCTGGCCGAACGCATCGCCGACCGCTTCTCGCGCGCGGAGGGCCAGGCCTTCGTGTCGGGCAATGGTGTGGACAAGCCGAAAGGCTTCCTGTCGCATACCAAGGTAGCCAATGCGACCTGGGCCTGGGGCAGCCTTGGCTATGTCGTGACCGGCAATGCGGGCGATTTCGCCACCACCAACGCCAGCGATGCCATCGTCGATCTGGTCTATGCGCTGAACGCGGAATATCGCGCCAACGCGACCTTCGTCATGAATTCGAAGACCGCGGGTGCGGTGCGCAAGATGAAGGATGCGGATGGCCGTTTCCTGTGGGCCGACGGCCTGCAGGCCGGGGAACCCGCGCGCCTGATGGGCTACCCGGTGCTGATTTCCGAGGACATGCCCGACATCGCCGCCAGCGCCTACGCCATCGCATTCGGCGATTTCAAGAACGGTTATACCGTCGCCGAACGCCCCGACATGCGGGTGCTGCGCGATCCGTTTTCGGCCAAGCCGCATGTGCTGTTCTATGCGTCGAAGCGCGTGGGCGGCGACGTGAGCGATTTCGCGGCGATCAAGCTGCTGAAATTCGCCGTCTCGTGATGGCGAGGGGGGCCGGGTGACCGGCCCCTTGCCCCGGGCGCGGGCCGGGGCTGCCCCGTTTCCCGCAGCTGTCCCCTCCGCCCGAGCGATGCGGGGCGACCGGTCCGCGCCCAACCGATGCCGGCGCAAGAGCCTTACCCAGGAGTTGATGATGAACCTGAGCGAGTTGTCGCCCGTGCCAGAGGCCGCTCTGCCGGTCGCCCAACTGAAGGACCACCTGCGCCTTGGCACCGGCTTTGCCGACGAGGCGGTGCAGGATGGGCTTTTGGCCGGATATCTTCGGGCCGCGCTGGCCGCGATCGAGGGACGGACGGGCAAGGCGCTGATTGCGCGGGAGTTCCTGCTGGAGCTTCAGTGCTGGCGGAACGAGGCGCGCCAGCCCTTGCCGGTGGCTCCGGTCGCCTCGGTCGCATCGGTGACGATGCGGAGCCGCGAGGGCGCGGGCAGTCTGGTCGATCCGGGCCGTTACCGGCTGTTGCGCGATGCGCACCGGCCGCAGCTGGAGGGCGCGGGGCTTTATCTGCCGGGGATTCCGGTGGGGGGCCGTGTCGAGGTGGTGTTCACGGGTGGGTTCGGCGTCTGGGCCGAAGTTCCGGCCGATCTGGTGCAGGCGGCGATGCTGCTGGCCGCGCAGTTCCATGAACACCGCCATGAGCCGGCGCCGAAGGGCCTGCCGCTGAGCGTGGCGCAACTGATCGAGCGTTGGCGCCAGGTCCGGGTTCTGGGCGGAGGCGCGGCATGAGGCGCCTCAATCGCAGGATGGTGCTGGAGGGGCCGGTTGCCGCGCCCGATGGCGGGGGCGGTGGCCGGGTGACATGGATCGCGCGCGGCACGCTTTGGGCGGCGGTGGAGCCGTCCATGGGTGCCGAGCGGGCGGGGGAATCGCTGACCCTGTCGGGAGTTCCGGTGCGGGTTTTCGTGCGCGGTGCGCCGGTGGGGTCGCCGGCGCGGCCAAGGCCCGAGGACCGGTTCACGGAAGGAGGACGGGTCTTTCGCATCCTGTCGGTCACCGAGGCCGATGCGGACGCGACCTATCTGGTCTGCCAGGCACGCGAGGAGGTTGTGGCATGAGCTACGGGATGGCGGCCGCGCTTCAGAAGGCGGTCTATGGCCGGCTGGTGGCGGATCAGGCGCTTGCGGCGTTGGTCGGGACGGCGATCCATGACGCGGTGCCGCCGGGGAAGCTGGCGGGCACCTATGTGAGCCTTGGGCCCGAAGATGTGCGCGATGCCTCGGACAAGACGGGGAACGGGGCCTGGCACGACTTTGTGGTCAGCGTGGTGACGGATGAGCCGGGGTTCATGACGGCGAAGGCGGCGGCGGCGGCGGTTTCTGACGCAATGGCGGGGCAACCCTGACGCTGGAGCGCGGGGTGCTGGTCGGACTTTGGTTCCAGCGGGCGCAGGCGCGGCGGGTCCAGACTGGAACGATGCGGCGGATCGACCTGTATTTCCGCGCGCGGGTTGCGGATTAGGATTGCACAAATCGAACATTCCGGCGGACGTTTGAGAGCGTTTTTCCGGGTTTACCTTAAATAATCGGAGAAAATGATGGTCGCTCAGAATGGCAAGGATCTTCTGCTCAAGCTCGACCTTACGGGGGCTGGCTCTTACACGACGGTGGCGGGGCTTCGGTCGACCCGGATCAGTTTCAACGCCGAAACCGTCGATGTGACCAACCTTGAGAGCCAGGGCGGCTGGCGGGAACTGCTGGGC